AGCGGCGAGACATTGACGACCGAAGCGAATGACGGGTTTGAAACGATTGCCGACAACCCAGACCCGCCTTACGACTTCACGCCGCCAGTGTATCTGACCACGACCAGCTATCCGGCAGCGCCTGGCTACGATCCGCAAGTTATGCTCCGCTGGTCGGATGACGGCGGCCACACTTGGTCGAACGAACACTGGCGGTCGATGGGCAAGATCGGCCAGTTCGGTTACCGCACCATCTGGCGCCGCCTCGGCATGACGCTCAAGATACGCGACCGCGTCTACGAGGTGTCTGGCACCGACCCCATCAAGATCGCCATCATGGGGGCTGAACTACAGGCGAGCGGCACCAGTGGTTAACATCACTAACATCACCCCACCGCGCGTACCGCTGACGGACCCGCGGACTGGGCTGATCGCGCGTGAGTGGTATCTGTTTCTGCTTAGCCTGTTCAACCAGACGGGACAGAGCGCCTTTTCGCTGGAGGACATCCAGAAGGGGCCTGTCACTGAGGCAGCCTTCTCCGATACATCGGAACTGGACAAGCAGATCATGGGCCTCCAGATGGCCCCGCAGCCGGAACTTGGCACCATGGCGTCGGTTCAGCAGGACAACGTACGCTTCCTGCGGTTTTCCCGCAACCCCTCGCCGCCGGTCGTGTCCGACGTCGGTGTCATGGCGTGGAACACCGCGGACCAGACGCTGAACCTTGGCATGGAATACGGCGTTACCCAGCAGATCGGGCAGGAAACCTACGCCCGCGTCGGCAACACGACCGGTGTTACGATCCCGAACGGTTCGGTCGTCGGCTTCGCTGGCGCTACGACTGACGCCCTTCTGGTTGCGCCCTATTTGGCGGATGGCTCTACACCGACGCTCTACATCCTCGGCGTCATGACGCACGACCTGCCGGACAGCGGCGACAAGGGCTATTGCTGCACATGGGGCTTCGTGCGGGGCATCGACACCAGCGCGTTCAGCGCGGGCGACATCCTCTACGCCAGTCCGACCGTGGCGGGCGACCTGACCAACGTCAAGCCGACCGCGCCGGACAACGTCATCCCGTTGGCCGCTTGTGTGGTGTCTGACGCGACCAACGGCGTCATCTTCGTCCGGCCGACCATCGAGCAGGAGCGGTATTACGGCGAGTTCTACAACACCACGGGCGTAACGCCACTGGCCAACAACACCGCCTATGCCATGGAGTGGGACGGCACGTCCATCGCTGACGGCGTCTCAATAGCCGGTACACCTGTCACGGAACTTACAGTGTCGGAAAGCGGGTTGTATCAGTTCAACGCGCGCATTCAGTTCTCATCCGGTAACTCCAGCATTAAAAGAGCATGGGTCTGGTGGCGGCTGAACGGGACTACAGATTACCCCAACAGCGCGGTGATCGGATCGCTGTCTGACAGCAGCGGCTATCTGGTGGTGCGCAACTCTGAGTTCTTTTCGCTTGCCGCAAACGACTATATTGAGTTGATGTGGGCGGTAGACGATACGGATTTGGCGCCGACCAGCGTCGCCGCGACGGCATTCGCCCCGGCTGCTCCGTGCGCAGTCGTTGAAGTTACGCAAATTCAGCAGTAGGATGACGCCATGACAGTCACCGTAAAAGCCCTTGTCCCCGCCCAGACCGCGAACAACGCGCAGTCCACCGTCTACACGGCCAACGGCGTGACGGCCATCATCGACAAGTTCACCGCGACCAACTACGCGGCGAGCGCGGCGACGATCAGCGTCAACTTGGTCAACCCTGGCGGATCGGCTGGTAACGACAATTTGATCGTCAAGACCAAGACGCTCCAGCCATCCGAGACGTATACGTTCCCCGAACTGGTCGGCCACGTTCTGTCACCTGGCGGGTTTATCTCGACCCTTGCCGGAACGGCGTCTGCCATCAACATCCGCGTGTCTGGCCGCGAGGTGACGTAATGGACGAGGCGGCGCAATCCCTCGTTGTGCACTTCCAAGAGTTGGACCTGCCGCCGGAAGCGATTGCTTGGCTGCTGGACGTCTGGCAGATGATCCAGGCGCTGGACGATGTGGCGGACGGCGACGACATCGACCGCCCGAGGCTGGACAGCGCCATCTGGGCGTCCCTCGTCACCATGCCCGCCAATCCCTTCTACCTCGCCAACGCGCAGGCGTTACAGACCGGGCTGGCCCTGTTGGTCCTCAAGTGGCAGGCGTCGGATGACGCCGAACGGGAGGACAAGGCCGACGCCCGGTCGTTCATGTGGCGGGCTGGCTATTATGACCTCGTCCTGCTGGTTGTCCTTTTGACGAAAGGACACGCAGGTGCTATGAAGAACGCCATGAAGGTGATGCACCTCTATGGTGAGACACTGCACGAATACTTGAAGGAGTTTTCCTGATGCCCGCACCAGTCGTAGCCGCTATTGCAGGCGCTGCCACGCTCGGCAGCGCAGCCATCGGTGCCATCGGCGCAAGCAACGCGGCGGATAAGCAGAAAAAAGCCGCCAAGAAGGCTGCGCAGGCGCAGCAGCAGGCGCTCGCCCAGCAGGCCGAACTGGCCAAGCCTTATGTTGAGGCAGGCAAAAACGCGCTGGCCGAGTACCAGAAGTTGGCCCCGTACACGCCGTTTGGCATGTCTCAGTTCCAGGCTGACCCCGGCTACCAGTTCCGCATGTCGGAAGGCATGAAGGCGCTGGAGCGGTCGGCCGCTGCCCGCGGTCTGCTCCAGTCTGGCGGCACGATGAAGGGCATTCAGCAGTACGGCCAGAACCTTGCTAGCTCCGAATACGAGAACGCCTTCAGCCGCTACCTGACCCAGCGCGAGGCGGCGATGGACCCGTACCGCTACCTGACGGGCGTTGGTCAGGCCGCTGCGGCCGGGCAGGCCGCCAACATCGGCACGACGGGCGCCAATCTGGCCGAGATCGCCGCGCAGCGCGGTAACGTGCAGGCGGCGCAGGCGATGGGTACGGCGCAGGCGTTTGGCGGTGCGCTCGGCAGCATCGGTCAGGGCGTCAGCAGCTACTACGCCAACCAGCCGTATATGAATTATCTGGCGTCTATTACGCCGCAAGGCGTTTACTGAGGTGGACCATGCCGCTCGATCCTAGCATCATCGCAAACTCCATGACCAACATCACGTCGGCCATGCCGGACGTCAGCAACCTGATGGCGCAGCGTGCGCAAGGCATGGAGAACATCTACAAGATCGAACGGCAACGCGAGGCGGATGCTCAGGCAGCAGCAGCGGCGCAGGCTGAAGAACTGACGGCGGCGCTGTCGCCTGCCATCGCTGCGGCGTTCTCGGACCCCAGCGACGAAGGCTTGAGCGCAGCGCTTGGCATGGTGCCGGAACAGTACCGTGGTGCAGCGCAGGCGCAGCTTGACCAGCTTCGCAGCATTGGCGACCTCAACCAGCGCAAAAACATCATGCGTGCGGCCTTGGTGCAGGACGATGTCGGCCAGCGTCTGCTGGCCCAGCTTGAGCCGACCGCCAACATGCGCCTTCAGGCGGATACTGCGGCCGCAGCGCAGGCGCTGAAGATGCGCGAATTGCAGTTGCGCGAGGCGCAGGTGCAGGCAGCCAAGCAGGCTCCGATCAGCACACAGCAGCCGCCCGAAGAAGCCGCTGCACCGCCTATGGACCCCAAGGTCAAACTGAAACTTGACCAGGCGTATCCGCAGGCAATTCGCAATCTTCAGAGTTCTGTTACGGAACTTGATAAGGACATTACGGATGTACAGAAACTTATAGACGATAAGGCAGGTTTGGACGCTATTACTGGCGTGTACGGAGCTTACACACCAAACATCAGCCCAGAAGCCCGTCGCGCCCAAGCTCTTTACGATAAAATCCGTGCGGGCGCCGGTTTTTCTGCCTTGCAGGCAATGCGCGATGCTTCACCTACTGGCGGCGCGTTGGGTAACGTGTCTAATCAGGAAGGCGCAAAACTTGAGCAGAGCGTCGCTGCGTTCTCGCAGGTTCAGGATGCCGACGATTTGCGCGAGGTTCTCCGTCAATATCTTATTGATTTGCAAGTCGCGCAAGAGAATGTGCGCGCAGCGTTTGACGAGACATATAGTTACCGCGGTGAAGCGCCGTCATCTGACATCGCTACTCAGACGCGCGAACGCCGCAAGCAGATGGAACGCGAAGTTACCAAAACACCGTTGCCGCCTGGCGTACCCGTAACTGGCGTAACCGTAAAAAAGAGGACTGCACCTTAATGGCTTCCTTTACTGTTACTTTTCCTGACGGGTCTTCTTACGACGTAGACGGCTTGCCAGAGGACGCCACCGAAGATGATGCGCTGGCGGCTGTGCTAGCGGAATATCCGCAGGCTGCCGAAGCAGACAATAGTCTTCAGCAGTGGATGGGCGTGGCAACGCGCGCGCTGTTGCCTTACGGCATAGCCGCCGCGGGCGGTGCGGCAGCGGGTGCACCTTTGGCTGGTGTTGGCGCAGTGCCTGGCGCTGCGGCTGGTATGCTGGCATTGGGTGCGGGTGATATTGGTGCGGGCATCTACAATCTGGCCGCTACGCCGTTTGGTATGCCTCGTGCGACGATACCGTCTGAAGCAGTTCGCCAAGCATACGAAGCGGCGGGTGGCCCCGGTACACGCGAGCCGCAAACAACGCCCCAGCGTATTCTGAGCGCAGGTCTGGAAGCTGCAACGGGTGCTGGTGGTACAGCAAAAGCACTTAGCACTCTTGCGCCGACATTACGGGCTGGCACAACTGCGCGCGGCGTTGCCGCTGAACTCGGGCGCGGTGCTCGGGCGCAGGCAGTTGGCGGCGGGGGGGCGGGTGGGCTTACGCAAGCCGCCATTGAAGGCGGCGAAACAGACCCCATGAAACTGTTTTTGGTTTCGCTTGCTGGCGGCGTGGGCGGTACGTTGGCAGGCGGGCGCACTCCGCGTCCGCTATTGACTGGCGAAGATATTCGTGACCGCGCACGGTCTTTTTATAAGCAGGCCGAACAGCAAGGCGTTTATGTGCTGCCAAATGTGGCGGACAAGTTGGCGGACGATCTTCAGGCTACGCTTGAACGGCAGGGCGCCGCCATCACTGCCAAAGACCGCGCTCCTGTTCTGCGCGTTATCCGCGACTTGCGCAACCGCCCGCACTCTGACCTGTCATTTGAAGAACTGGAAAAAATCCGCAGCGATCTTGGCATGGTGGGCCGCAGCGCAGAAACCGGTAAAGTGACGCCAGTTGGAGCGTCTGCTAACCGATTGGCTGGTATTGTGCAGGATAAGCTGGACGATTTCTTTGACAATCTTGATGCGACGAAAGTGTCGTCCGGCGATCCGCAGCGCGCAGTAACGCTCGTCAAACAAGCGCGGCAACAGTACAAAAACGCGCGTAAAGGTGAAATTCTGGAGCAGGTTTTGGCTAAAGCTGAAACAGGCGGCGGCGCGCGTCCGCAAATCCAAGTTTTGCAGGATCGACTTGAGCCTATCGTAAACGACGCTCGGCTGATGAAAAAGTTTACACCAGACGAACGTGAAGTGCTGAAGAGTTTGCAAAGCGGCACGCTGACCGAAAACGCACTTAAAAAATTCGGTACGATTGCGCCCGGTGTCAACCTAGAAAAAATTCTCGGCTACGCCATCCCTGCGACCTACGCCGCGTCTACAGACCCGGCATATCTAAGCGCGCTTGGCGTAATTGGTGCCGGTTCGGCGGCGGCGAAAGCCGCGGCTAACCGCATGGCCATGCGCCGCGCGAGCGATGTGGCTGAAAACGTCCTTGCAGGGCGACCGCCGCCCACCATAACTGGCAACGCCATGCGGGCGGCTGGTCGCGGCGCGGCGTACATTCCGCCCGTTGTGCTTGGCTCTGAAGCAGCAAATAATGCGTTCCTGACCGACGCATATGGTCGTACATACGAATATCCAGCAAGGTGACGTGCCGTGTTTGATGATCAAGCGATGAAGGTGCTGAGTGCAATCATGCAGTGGGTGGTGGCCCCTGTAGCGGCATTCGTGTGGGTCATTTATCAGAAACAGCAGAACCACAGCACTGCTATTGCTGTCCTTCAGGCCGAGACGGCGACGGCGCGTCTGGCGCA